AGGCTCCTGAGACTGCAGCTTGAAAGCTACATTCAAATTCCTGTTCGTATTGGTCGCTTGGCATTGTAAGCCTAGCTTCTTCTAATTCATAGTCAGGTATGATTTCTGTTTCAGATGCTCGGTATAATTTACCATACCAATCTCCACCTCTACGTACAGCTAGATCATATACATCCCAGAACTGATTATGCCCCATAGGAGTACCAATAAATATAACATAGCCTAGCTTGTCTGATACTGCAGGTCTTACAACCTCAGTCCAAACTCTAGGCGACATTAAAGCGAACTCATCCATGCATACACCATCAAAGCCTAAGCCTCTAAGTGCATCTGGATTGTCCGAGCCGAAGATTTGAATTCGTGATCCATTCCATAGATCAACCTTCAGTTCGGTTTCGTGACGTTTACCACCGAGTTTCATTAAGGGTTCTGTATATTCTTTTAAATAGTCGTAAGCGACTGCTTTACCCTGGCGATAGGTCGGTGCAATATACGCCAATCTTGCATTTGGTATTTCACATGCAGTCATAATTAAATGATTGATTGCAAATACCGTCTTGCCAAACCGCCTATGACAGCAGATGACATTAAATCTTTTTAGTTCGTTATGAATCTTTTCCTGTAAAGGTCGAGGTTCATACGGTATGACTACTTCCATTAATCCTTTTTCTTACGCCATCCTATTTGAACGGTGATTGGTTTATCATCATCCCCAGATACAGTCTGATTAACAGATGATAGCTTAGAATGTACAAATGGTGCAGCTTCTTTAGCAGCCCACATTTTCTTTTCTACAGATACTTGAGGATTATTCAAGAGATTAAGCATATACTTTAAAGGAGTAGTTTGTCCTTTGCCTAATGATGCAGCTAAGCGTTCTGCTTTTGTACCAGCTTTAATTCCTTTAGGTCTGCCAGCTCCTGGTCTTTTTCCACCTTGTTGTGCCATTATATTAATCCTAATTGGCTCATCATTGCCAAGTTTGTTAGTTGTTTTCTTTGATCTTTATTTATAAGACTTGATTGATCTCCAGGTGGTTTACCATACATAAGATTATCAGGCCGCATACGTGTACCATCTTGCATAATCTGATCTGTTGGTGGTATATATCCTGGTCCTGTATTAATACCGCCAGTTATTGTACCAGGTTGTCCTGGTGGTAGCTTACCAAACCTAGGATCAGTCATAGGTAGTGGAGTTCCATCAGGAAGTATCTGTTCACCAGCATTAGGTGTAACAACATAGTCTTGTATATTGGTTGGTTTAGAACCAGAGCTAAATAATGCTTTAGTTAAATTAGATTCAGTAGCTTTTAGTCCATCAAACTTAGAGCCAGGCGCAAGTATCTTGCCATCAATAATTTGTGCATCTTTAGTGCCATCTTTTAATAGTAATCGTAGTGGTGATGTCATAATATTTCCTTGTTGTTAACAGTTCCAAGCTCGAAGGGATTTATTAATCCTTGAGTTGGGATCTCTTGCTGTCTTAGCAGAGGTTAGTTTCTTTTTCATACCCTTCATTCTAGCACAGAAGGAAGCTCGTCTTGGATTACCTACCTTTTTGCTAGGTGCTTTAAGATTTCGTTTCTTTCCTGTCTTAGTTTTGCCTTTATTGTAAGATGCACGACCTTTAGCATTCAAACCCCCCTTGGGATTCTTGCCTTCTTTCCTGGTCCATGCTGGTGACTTAGCCATTATCTGTACTTCCTTACTTTCTTAGCAATATTCTTGGGTTGTTTAACGTGTTGCTTACCTTTTTTAGTACCTTTGCGCTTAGCTTTGGTAGTAGCTGCGTATTCAGCAGAGGTTAAAGCCTTAATAGCCTTGTCAGGTAGGTAGCGTTCACCTGTTTTAGCAGAAGGTTTACCAGATTTGGTACGCCATTTCTGTTTAGTCCAGTTCTTTAGTGACTTTTGTGACTTCTTGAGAGCCATTACTTGTAACCACCACCAGCTTTTTTGTAAGATTTAGCTAACATCTGGGCTTTTCGTGCCGACCACTGTCCAGCTTTACCACCTTTAGTACCAGCTTTAATGCGATTGAATATACGCTTACGCATACCAGGCTTAGTATAGTTGCCTGCCTTATTAACGGTACTCTTAGCCACTACTTGCCTACCTTTTTCTGTGCAAGTTTGTGTGCTTGAGTGAATGTCTTACCAGCTAACATAGATTTCTTCATAGCTGCCATATGCTTTGGGCTATGATGTTTCTTATGTTTCTTCATAAGAGCTGTTTGTTTGGCAGTAAGCATCTTCATACCATGTACTTAGAGTTAGCTTCTTCAATAACTCTGCCTGGTTTCTTCTTCTTAGCTGTCATAATCTTTTTCTTAAGAGATTCTGGTAATGTCTTTTGTTTATCTGTAAGCATTAGTATAACATACCTTTCTTCATTACTTTTTTCATTGACTTCTTTTTCTTCTTCTTCTTTTTAGTTTTCTTAGCTGGTGCTTTATATGTGCCTTTACCCATCATGGTAGTACGTCTCCTATATATGTGTTTAAATTGATTTTAAGGTATCAAACAGACGTATCTTGGTCTATTAGATGCGCTGGTACCATATTCATATTTCCTGCTACGGTACGTCTCTCTCCTTCACCTTCGAATGGATACACACAGTGCTGACACCATGATGGAAAGAATATGATCTTACCAACTTCAGGCTTAACAGTGCGTGATGCTGGTGGTCTTAGTTCCTCAAACCCCCTTATAGCAGTCTGTCCAAAGTGAAACTGTAGGTAGCCATCAGCTATGCCACTAGAATCCACTAGGTTTTGACTGCAATATTCTGGTCCGTTCTGGATTTGTTCGGGTATCTTAGTCCAGGTGGTGAAAGATATCCCCATTGGTGTATCAACCCCATGGTCATGCATTGGGTTATAGTCTCGTTCATAAGAGTGTACCGACCATAGACTGTGAAAGCTAGGTATTCGGTCTAGCGTTTCGGCGCCGATGGTATTGCAGAACTGCTTTACATAAGCCTTAGACATGGTGGTTACTATGTTAGCAAACCCCCCTATCAGTGGATCATGTGGATCAATCTTTAATTGTTCACCGTGTTGTATCTGTCCTACCAAATGCTTAGCAAATGATTCGCCACCCTTACGGTGTCGTTTATCGAGGTAGGTGTTGAGATCGTTCACTACCTTTATCGGCAGTTGCGTCTCAAGGAATAATAATGCTGGGGCTACTGATGCCCTAATTGTTAGTTCTGTCATAATATAGTGTGGAGGTCGAAAGGACTAAACCCCCACGTCTCTAAATATAGTTATTGTTGTGTGTGTGTCAAGTACCGTAACTTATGTTTGTTACCTCCCTTTATATTTTCTCACTCCCTTATATATTATTACGCATGGTGTCTTTGTATAACCCCCCCTTTAAACTTTTCCGTTTTGAATTAAACGTATACTAGGTATAGGTTATCTCCTCTCACCCTTTTCTTTGTGCGAAGCACACACGCTATATTCTACCACACCCACTACGGTACCACTGTATACTATAGAGGTATGAGAGTATGTATGCTTGTATGTAATACGAGTAGAGTAAGGGTAAGTATCAATGAGTATGTATGGTTTGCAATAATGGTATGGGGAAAAGTGAATGAGAACAATTAGTGAACATGTATAAAATATATGATCTTATTATGTATAATAGTATTGTAATATGTATATATTCATTTACTATCTATCTATTCCGTTATCCGTAAGCGGGAACGCATTCCCCGTCACGGGTGAGGGAAATGGTTCCCTGACGAATAACTAACAAATAAAATAGGAGTAAAATAAAATGAATAATACAATAACAGAACTACCAATTGATACAGTCAAAGAACTACAAGGTGTTGCAAAACGATTTGTAGATGAGTATGTGTTTATTAGTAAGATAACAAAAGAATCTTATGATGAGCCAGAAACAGATCAAGACAAAGATGCAAAGCTATATGATGAGGGTGAAACCTTATTTATATCAGCTATGACTGGATTAAACTTAACATTAAATAATGCTAAAACTTTAGCTTGGATTAAGAATTGCCAAGATAAATACTTAGAACATTTTAAAAAGTTTGATACTAGTAAAATAGAAATGGATGGTTTCGACTGTGCATTTTGGAAACGTAAGAAAAATCAAGCAGAAGTACAATATGCTAGAACACAAGTTCTTTATACAGCAATGCATAAAGAAGCGCCAGATAATTGGTCTAAACAATGGGGATCTAGTGTAAGTAATAAAAAGATTATGACTGATTCAGCTCATAAAGATATGATGAAGTATCTATCACAATAATCTTAATAAATAATAAACCTCACTAGGTCTAGGCTTAGTGGGGTTTTTTATTGTCTATAATAATAAGAACAAAAAGAGAACAAAAAAATTTCGGCTCCGCTTCGCTCCGCCGAGATAGGGAAGTAGCTACGACCATATGTAAGTGGTCTCCGCTACCCATATGCTTTAGGTATAGAAAAAATCGGGAGTTCGAAAATTAAACAGATAGCACTCAACCAAAGGAGGATATATGATTAGGTATATAATAGGACTATACATGATAATCTGTACGATAGTAATGACATCATTGTTATTAACAGCAGTAGTAAAAGCAGATCATGGAGAAGAACATGGACCAGGTTGGCAATCCAGTAATTGTGATAGTCAGCCATGGCAAGAAGATCAAGCAGTTGTATGTAATATGATGGGCTTAGAAAATAAAGTATTAGAACATCATGACTACAAGATATGGGAGTTTGATGACTCATATATTATTATGTACAAAGATCAAGAAGTATTGCAGTGGGATTGTATACTCGATAGTAATACAACACCAGGTAATAGATTCTTCTGTGCAGTAATGATGGACTATGATTACAATAGATTAGAAAGTTTTATCTATGAGTAATGTATATAGATTAATAATAATAATTCTGTTAGTATATATTATATGGGTAGACCATAGATATGTACAAGTAGGATGGTGTGAATCAGAGATAGATGTATTAAGAAATACAATAGCTGAGATACATACAATACTAAAACAATAACGAAAGGAAACTAAATGAAATCACTAATAGTAATACTTACTATGCTATTCAGTACTCTAGCATTTGCTGAGTCTGAGTATGCACCGAGTAACAATGATAGAATCATCTTGTATAAAGTTACAAGTGATAATGATAATGCACCAGAGTATTCAGGTTATTACAGAGATAGTAATGGCAAGGTACATCAGGTAGCTTTATGGACA